TGACCACACAGTTACTTTGTGCCATACTCACCACTTAAAACTTCACTCAATTTACGGAAAAGATCCTGCGTTAGGAACGGCAAAAAAGCAAATGCGCTGGGTAGAGATTCAAAGAGAAAAACATGGCTTGGTATAATAACTTATTTGGAAGGAAACCAGTAGAGGTTGAGGAAAAACTTAACCCTGCCCAACAATACCTGGGCAATAATGTAGAATCCTCAAGAGAGTTTACCCAGAATTACGAACATTACTATGAAAATTTAGAGATAGTAAACCGTGCAGTAAATATGTTAGTTGATGATGCAGCAGCAGTCGAAACCGTTGTTAAGCCAGTTGCTCGTAGAGGAGTAGTAAAAGGAGTAAAACGAGCAAAAGTAGAGCTTCTTTTAACAAATGAACCCAACCCTTTTCAGGATATTAATACTTTTAGACGGAATTTAATTACAGATTATATACTTGATGGTAATATCTTTATATATTTTGATGGTGCACATCTTTACCATCTCCCAGCAGATAACGTACAAATTCATGGAGATTCTAAAACTTATATTGAGAAATATACATATAACGATATTACTTATGCTCCAGAGGAAATCATACATATAAAAGAAAACTCTTTCGTCGATATTTACAGAGGTGTTTCAAGGTTAAAACCTGCAGTGCGCACAATGCAACTAATGTCAAGAATGAGAGCTTTCCAAGACAACTTCTTCAAAAATGGAGCAGTACCAGGACTTGTATTGAAGTCGCCTAATACCTTATCTGAGAAAATTAAAGAACGTATGATGGTATCATGGCAGAATCGCTATAGACCTGATACGGGCGGACGCAGACCTCTTATACTAGATGGCGGTATAGAGTTAGACAAGATTTCAAACGTGAACTTTAAAGAACTTGACTTTCAAAATGCTATTGCTGAAAATGAAAAAATTATTCTAAAAGCAATTGGAGTTCCTCCAATTCTATTAGACTCAGGTAACAATGCTAATATTAGACCTAATATGCGATTGTATTACCTTGAAACTGTGTTACCTATAATTATCAAACTAAACTCAGGCTTATCAAGATTCTTCGGGTTTGATGTAGAAGAAGATGTAACAAACGTTCCAGCTTTACAACCAGAATTAAGAGATGCGGCAGCTTATTACTCCTCATTAGTAAATGGAGGTATTATCAGCCCTAATGAAGCACGAGAGGCTTTAGGGTATGAAGATCGAGAAGAAGCCGACGACATACGTGTCCCTGCAAATATAGCAGGTTCAGCAGCAAACCCAGATGAAGGCGGACGACCGCCCCAGGAAGAGGAAAATGTATAATAAAAGAATGGTAGCTAAACTAGCAGCTTACTTTGCAGAACACGGTCTACCAAAAAGTCATGAACACTTTAAGAGAGACAGCAGAAAACCTTACTCAGCTACACTAGTGGCAGGTAAAATAGGTCCTTGGCCTACAGTGTTACGTTATATAAAACAACATCACAAAGAATATTGGGATCTAGCCCAGCCACAAGAAAAGGTAGAGCCAGAACCCACAACTAAAGACCCTTTAGAAGCACTTAGGGCAGGTAATATAGAGAAATAATATGGATAAAATCTTACATATAGCCTCTACGTTTAAAACTCATGAAACTGATGATGGAAGCGTATTAATCAGAGGCATGGCCAGTACTAGCCACGAGGACAGAGCCGGAGATGTAATTGCAGCCGAAGCCTGGAATAAAGGTGGTTTAGATAACTTTAAAAATAATCCTATAATCTTATTTAATCATGACTACGATAAACCCGTTGGTCGTGCAACAGAAGTAAATGTTACTAAGATGGGATTAGAACTAGAAGCAAAGATTAGTAAGGCAGCGCCTGCTAATGTTGCTCAACTTGTTAAAGACGGTGTCCTTGGAGCCTTTTCCGTTGGTTTCAAAGTCAAGGATGCTGATTACGTAAAGGAAACTGACGGATTAATGATTAAGGATGCTGAATTGTTTGAAGTATCGGTTGTTTCGGTACCATGCAATCAAGCAGCTACTTTTTCGCTCGCGAAATCATTTGACTCAGAAGAAGAGTACAATGAGTTCAAGAAAACTTTCACCAATCGTGTAGATCTAGCCGGTCAGTCTCTGGCTAAGGACGAAGTTAATACTTCTAGCATAGCTAGTGATGCACCGCAAAGCGCGGATATTAAATCCGCAGATCAGGAGATCAAAATGGACAATCCATCCTCAATCGACTTGGAAGCATTCGCTAAGAAAGTAGCTGATGAAACTGCTGCTAAAATTGCAATGAAACAAGCCGAAACAAAAGCCGCTGAAGAAGCGCAAGCTAAAGCCGCTGAAGAAGCGTCTGAAGCAAAAGCTTTAGAAGCAAAAACTATTAAATCTAGCATTGAAACCGGTGTTAAAACTGGCGTTGAGAAGTTAGAAGCAGACTTGCAGAAAGAATTTGAAGCCAAAAATGCAGATCATGCTGAAATCGTAGCAAGATACCAAGCTGACCTTAAAGAGAAAGGTGCTGAATTGGAAGCTATGCGTAACAGCAAGCGTGATTTCTCAGGCGTTCGTAAATCAGGCAATATTGATTTAATTAAGTCAGACCTTCTAAGTGCTCACATCTTAGGTAAAATTACTCGTAAGGGTTATGATACTGACTTCGCCAAAAATCTACTAGAAAAAGCAGCCGTAGACATTACCGCAGTTACTCCAAGTGTTTCTTTGGATATTGCTGTTAGCGATGCTTTTGAACAAGAAGTAGGGCTACAGCAGCAAGTTGCTGGTCTTTTCCGTGAAATCCAAGTAAACTCTGGTTCAACTGTTTTGCCAGTTAACCCAGACGCAGAAGCTGCATACTTCTCAACTGCAGGTGCTGCTGATGATGCTGGTTTCTTGGAAGATAACACTAATGGTGTTGCCGCAACTGGTAACGCGTACAGCGTTGGTCAGGTTGTATTAAGTGCTCACCGTCTAATCTCTGGTACTAACATTACTAACGATACTGACGAGCAAACTGTTGTATCTGTACTTCCAATGATTCAGTCTGCTATGGCTCGCGCTCATGCACGTGCTAAAGATAAGATGTGTCTCTTCGGTAACAGTTCTCCCGCTATTTCGGGCTTCTGTGGTACTAACGGTACTGACATGGATACTGCAGGCTTGGCTACAGATGCATCTGCTTTAGGTGGTCTAGCTGTAACTGACTTCGACATCTCAGATGACGATTTCCTAACTGCTCTTCAAGTAACTAAAGCACGCAGCGTTATGGGTAAATACGGTGTTAACCCTAGTGACCTAGCTGTTATAGTTGGTACTACACAGTATTACGAGCTAATGCAAGACACTGCTTTTGCTGATGTTCAGCAAGTTGGTGATCTGTCTAGCAAAGTAAATGGTGTTGTAGGTTCTATCTATGGTATGCCAGTAGTTGTTACTGACCTGTTCACAAAAGTCAATAACTCGACTGCATTTGCTGTTGTTAATACAAGTAACTATGTTATCCCACGTCTACGTGGCGTTAGCATCGAAACTGATTACTCAGTTGTTAATCAGCGCACTGATCTTGTTGCTAGCCAGTCACTTGGCTTCCAAGAGCTAGTTGCCGGTTACACTTCGAATAATCCTTCGGTACGTGCTTTGTATCAAGAATAATAGTAATACTTTTACTTTTAAACTTCGGGGAGGTTCGCCTCCCCCAAGTTTTTACTAATGGACTTATAGAATATGGCAGATTTAATAACTTTAGATGATTATAAAATAGCTGAAGGAATTCAGAGCACTAAAGACGACTCTAAATTGAGTGTCTTGATTTCGTCTGTGAGTCAATTAGTAAAGACTTATTGCAATAATAGTATCGTGGATTATTATAGTAGTGCAAAAACAGAAACGTTTACTATTAGCTATGCAGAAGACTTCGTACAATTAAGTGAAACCCCTATAATATCTGCAACAGTTTATGAAAGAGAGAGTCTATCAGGGAGTTATACAACTCTTACAGCAGACTCAGATTACTATGTAGACACTAAAACGGATAGTATTTATAGAACCAACTCCTCGGGAACTTCTAAAACCTTTCCTTCAGGCCCTGGATCTGTAAAAGTTACTTATACTGCAGGCTACTCAGCTTGTCCTACGGATTTGAAGCTGGCTGTATTTGATTTGGTTACTTACTATCATAAAGACGAGCATAAAGCGCGTCAAACTATGGCGGGTGCGAGCATACAGAACCAAGGTTCTTCAAGTCAGCGTAATAACGTAGCGTTCCCAGACCACATTAAAAGGGTCTTGGATCTATATAAAAACTTTTAATGAGTACGAAAAGTTTATTAGCATTTGTAAAAAATCTGCATGAAGATTTTAAAGATGCTGATACAAACGAGAAAAGAATGGAGTATAACTTAGATACCCATACTTTTGGATACGAAGAATCTGTATTTGTTTCTGAAATGATAAATGAGTTAAAAGCTCGAAAAATAAGATTAGGCAAAAGTAAAGTAGCCGAGATAGAAAGGTTAGCAGGATTATTTTCTACAGAACTATATGCATTTCACGTAGAAATGAATGCAGAAGCCAAAAAGGTAACTGGCATAACACATTTGGTAGGTACTGAGAAAAACTTTGCATTTGTATTTACAACAGACGTCAGAACTGGTAAAACTCCGAATAATTTTGGAGGAAAAGGACAAGGCGAGGCTGATGTATTTGACAAAATCAAAGTAAGTTATGGTGAGGCATACAGAAAGTTCTTTTTCGGCGTAAGAGCAGCATTTAAAGAAGGAACAAAAAGCAGAAAACGTTTTGATGATTCTTTTAGCATGGAAAGAGGTGATATCAGGTTTCTTTCAAAAGGTCAGATGGGTCAATCGGGTCACGCAGAAGGTGAAGGTATTGTAGAAACAATGACTCGTGAGTTTTTTGATAGACACGCATCATCAGTGTTTAACAAAACAAACCCAAAAGAAAGATTAGCAGAACAAGTTCTGTTAAAAGACTTAGAAAACCTTGGTGTAGATATGTCGTTCATGCGTAGCACCAGTGACAGAACTTTTAATATTAGTCTTATTGGTAGACATGGAAACCAATCAGCGGGTCGCGCTATAAAAGCACAGATGGCAGCGGCAGAAAAAAGATTACAAGAGTTAGCAGACAATCCAGCAATTATAGAAAGTATGGCAACAGAACTAGAAGGTTCAGATACTTTTTTAGAGATTGATCAAAAAGAATTGTTAGCAACTGGAATAGATCCTTTTAGAAAGAAAAAGAATACAAAAGTAAGAAGTCAAAATACAAAAGTTAAACATAGTAAAAAGACAGTAACTTCTAAGTCAAAAAGTACAGGTAAGAGACGAGGCAGAGGAAGTCCTCAAAGTTTAGCACTAAAAGGCGTTACTGGGCTAGGATCTGGTAGAAGAACAAGAAATAAAAGCACCACAGGATTTGATCAAATAAAACTACTCGGTGTACTAAACAGAGATCTACCAGGTACTGTAAGAAAGAATATGAGAGAGCCTGGGCTTGTAAATAGAACAGGAAGATTTGCAGATAGTGTTAAAGTTACAGATATAACACAAACACCTCAAGGCTTCCCCAGTATTGGTTATACCTATGATAGAGACCCTTATCAGGTTTTTGAGGAAGGAAGCGGAAGCAAGTGGGCAAATGGATATAGAGATCCAAGAACATTAATTGACAAATCTATTCGAGAAATAGCAACTCAGTTTGCACTCGGAAGATTCTATACTAGGAGACAGTAGTGGCTACAAGAGATTATACAAGTAGACGTTTAGGCATACTTAACGCCCTTGTTGATAAGTTAAAGGGTATAAATGGCACTGCCTCCTATTTAACAGATTTAAGCGAAAATGTGTCTCCTAGACTGAAGTTTTGGGACGAGGTAGAAGAGTTCCCTGCCGTTCACCTAAATGCAGGTTCCGAGACGAGAGAGTATCAAGGAAGTGGCTTTAAAGATAGATTTCTGTCGATCACCGTAAGGTGTTACGTTAATTCCGAAAATACTGTAGAAGCTCTGAGCGATTTACTCGAAGATGTAGAAACAGTTTTAGAAGATAACTCAAGATTACAGTATACAGATCGCACAGGCGAAACTCAGTATACTCAACAAATCACTGTGATCAGTATTGATACTGATGAAGGTGTACTAGAACCTTTGGGAGTTGGAGAGCTTTCCATTGAGGTTCGATACTAGAAAATGCAGGCACGAATAAAAATTCAAGCCCTTGCCTTTTCAAGATACATAGGAGATAAACTATGGCAACTTCTTTACATTTAAGTCGCGAGGTAAAGGTTTATGTAAAATTCGGAGATAGTATTTGGGAAATTCCGGTTTTAGATGGGCTTAGCTTCTCGCAAGGAACAAACACAGCGGAAGTAACGCTGAAGGAAATGGCGGACGGTAGTGATGTAAGTCGTCGAGGTCGTTTGATGTTTAATGACTCTTTGGCTCCTGCAGAGTGGAGTTTCTCGACTTATGCAAGACCTTTTAAACGTTCTGTAGACAACATTCAACATATGGCAGAGGAGGTCCTTTGGGCTATGATGGCGGGTGCAGAAACCTCTGAGTATGCGACCGGTACTGATAAGTTTAGTAATGTTATTGATATGGACGGGTCTAGAGCCCTTATTGATTTTAACTCATCAAACCAAATGGTATTCCCAACAGCTACAATTTACTTTAAATTTGCCGCAAATGATGGTGCAGCTACTGGTACAGACTTGTGGTATGAGGTTCAAAATGCTACAGTTAATGAAGTTAGTGCTGATTTTGATATTGATGGTATTACGACCCTTAACTGGTCAGGTGGAGGCACTAAAATCGTAGAACCCAGCAGCGCGCCGACTGTAACCCCTATAGAAGTAACTGCGACCGAACTACAAAGTACTTCTAACTTTATTCGTAATCGTTTAAGTCAGATTACTGTTCAAGCAAATGCCGGTGCTACAGGTACGTTCCCAGGAGCTGAAGCTGATGGTTCTTATAGCCTTGTTCTTACCGGAGGAAGTATTACTATTTCAAATAATATAGAGTACGTTACTCCCTCTAGTCTAGGCATTGTAAACGTACCTCTAGGGCATACCGCAGGTACGCGTTCAGTTAGTGGTACTTTTACCTGTTATCTAGACCACGCAACTGGATCAAGCGCAGACTTACTAGAAGACCTATTAGGCTCTGCTACTTCTATCAAAAACTCATTCGCCCTTACTCTATCAGTAGGTGGATCGGGTTCAACCCCACGAGTAGAGTTTATTATGCCCACGGCACACTTGGAAATACCCACTCACTCTATTGAAGAAGTAATTAGTGCAGAAGTTAATTTCCATGCACTGCCTAGCGATATTGCAGCTACTGATGAACTAACTGTTAAATATGTAGGTGCTTAAAAATATTTCTTGACATTTGTGGTCTTTTAGACTATACTATGAAATAGAAAAAGTTAAGAAGGGGTCTTTTTCAGACCCCTTTTTATTATCCGGAGAGTTATGGCTAATTTTAATTTTAAAAAAGCTGCGAAAGTTTATATAAGGTACCCTGTATCTACAGGCACCATATATCGCTTAGATGTTCAGGATATAACTTTCAGCCAGACTTTCACGGATAAGACGTATCCTCAGAAAACATTGCATCATCAGCATAAATTGCATCAGGCTTCTAGCATAAAGAAAGCTAATCCTGCAAATTTTGAGTTTACAATACCTGCTCTTACTCAGAGCGACTCGTGGAATAAAATTGTGCTTGATCTCCTTGTCGATTTTAAGTCGGGGGAGTATAATTTAAATACTTTTGATTTATGGATTATCGGAACAGATACACCAGATTCTGGTACTAATGCATATAAGCTGAACGACTGTGTTATAACTAATGGGACATTCATAATTGAGAAATTAGAGAATCTCAAGTTGACAGTTTCAGGGCAAGCAAGCAAACTAGTGCCTTATGGTTCTGTTGGAAGTGCAGGTAGTACTCACGCAGGAATTTTAAGGTCTGGAACAGACCTACCAACTGGAGTTACTGCAGACTCCGCTTGGACAAGCAGAACTAGAACCTTTCAAAAGGCTGACTACTTAAACATAAGTATTGGCGGTGTTGATATACCTGCTGTTACCAATGTTTCTGTAGAGTTGCAAAATGATGTAAAGTGGAACCCTTACGAAACTGTCAACGACGCATTGAATGTTACAAACGCTGCAACTTCAATGTACCCCTCTAATTTTACTCTGCAAAAGAGAACACTTTCCGGATCAATAGCAGCATATGTGGAAGGAGATGGCGCCGCCACTGGTAATATAGGAGATAAGCACATTCATACGTGGGGCACTGGACAGACTCTTACGATAAAGGCAGGTGCTTCTGCTTCTCTAGGTTTTCAGTTTAACTTATTAAACTGTAGTTATACAAATCGTATTAATGCAGGAGATATTTTTACTCAGCATTATGATTGGAAAATGAACGACAACCCTACGGATCTGGGCGATGCATCAGCTACCGACAGATCTTACATTACATTATCAACATAAGGAATAAATGATGGATTTAAAAAATTTAATGGTCGATACCAAAGCAGTTTGGATTGACTTCCCCGGCCTTGAAGGCTTTAAAGTAGAAGTAGCAAACCTTGCAAGAAAAGAACTTACAGGACTGAGAAAAAAGTGCACAACAACAAAATTTGATAGAAAAACTCGACAAGCAGTAGAAGAAGTAGACGAAGAAAAGTTCATAACAGAGTTTACCCGATCAGTAGTAAAAAACTGGAAAGGTTTAACTCTTGAGCATCTAGAAACCCTACTACTGATTGATATAGGTACTCAAGACCCATCGTCTGAGTTAGAGTTTACAGAAGATAACGCACACACTTTAGTATCATCCTCAGCAGAGTTTGATAACTGGCTCAACGAGGTAGTCTTTGATTTAGATAACTTTCGTACAGGACCAAAAAAACCAACTCCTAGACCAGCTAGAAAAGTTTCTCAGGAACAGTAGCAGCAAAATGACGCGAGAGCGTTATTTAAAAATGTGTGAACAGCTTGGCAAAGAGCCAGATGAAAAGGAGATTCCTCCCGACTGGGAGGATTTTCCTACCGTAGTAATAGATGCTATGAGTGTTTTCTCAATGCTAGGCGATAGAATTATGGCAGATATTGGGTTTGTAGGAAAGGATTTTACAAACCTTCCTTTGTATATGGAAATATACGCGGTTGAAGATAAAGAATTATTTTTAGAGATTCTAACCTTTTTAGAGTCAAGAGCTATCAAAGACTCTCGTGAAAACATGAAAAGAGAGAGGGATAAGCTAAAGAGAAAGAAATAGTGTCTAATACAGTAACTATTCAGTTTAAAGTTGTTCAGGACGGAAAAGGCTTTAAAATTATCGGTCAGGAGGCAGAAAAAACAGCCAAACAAACCGATAAGGCAACCAAGTCTACTGGCAAGTATAACAAAGGACAGAAAGGTGTTGCCCAGGCAGGGATGAACAGCACCAAAGCCTTCTCTAAGATGCGCTCAGAAATGGGTGGGTCTAGTGGTGTTGTTGCTGCCTATGCTACTTTTGCTGCTAACGTATTCGCACTTACAGCTGCTTTCGGAGCTCTTCAACGAGCCGCACAGCTTCAAAATCTAGAAGAAGGTTTTGAAAGATTAGGTAATGCTGTAGGTCGTACATCTACTATGATGGCAGAGAGCATTCAGACTATTACTGATGGTGCTATTTCTTTTGACCAAGCAATGCGAACTGCCGCAACAGGCTTTTCCGCAGGCTTTTCTACGTCTGAAATTGACTCACTAGCGAGAGTTGCTAGAGGTGCTGCAACAGCACTTGGTAGAGACTTACCAGACGCTCTTGATAGACTAGTACGCGGTACTGCAAAACTCGAACCAGAAATTCTTGATGAATTAGGTATCTTTGTAAAAATCAATGATGCCGCAACCAAATATGCTGATACTCTTGGTAAGTCAGCAAGTCAGCTAACGGCTGTACAAAGACGCCAAGCCTTCCTTAATGAAGCAATCTCTCAGGGCGAGAAAAAGTTCGGAGCTATTGCAGAAGAAGTAGAAGTAAATACCTACGATCAATTAGCAGCAAACTTTGATAAACTTGCAAAGTCTGCTCTTAATCTTTTCTCAAATGTACTATCCCCTGTAATCGGATTCTTAGCAAATAATACAACTGCTTTGCTCGGTACTCTTATACTCTTTGGTTCTACACTAGCAAGTAGTATGTTTCCTGCCCTTACAAAAATGGCAGCGAAACAAAGAGATGTTGCCGCATCAACCAAAGAAATGGCACAAGAAGAAGCTAAGCGACAGAAAAAGACAGCCGACATGGCAACAGCAAGCTTTTTAAAGAAACCAAGTGCAGCAACTACAGCAGAGGGAAGAGACTTTAAAGCTGTAGCAGCGTTGAAAAAAGACCTCAGAGCAGGAACAGCCAATTCTAAATCGTTTGACAAAGCATTAAAATCTATAAACTCTACGATGAAGAGAACAGAAACTATTGCGAAAAAGAATAAAAAACTCGAAGATAAAGCGCACAAAGCTCGCATGGCTCAGCTAGAAGCACAAAAACAAAAAATCTTGGATCTACAAAAAGCACAAGAAGGGAAAACCCGTACTTCACGAAAAGCACAAGGACTATCCTTATTTGCAGAGGCAGATGAAGGAGTAGCAGGCGGACTAGAAAGAATTGGTGAACAAGACGGCGGTTTAAAAGGTGTTAGAAAAGGGTTCTCTATTGCAAACGAAGAGTTTAAATCTTTTAAAGATAAAACCAGAAAAGGTTTTAAGGTTATATCGAAAGATGCAAAAGGATTTGGTAAGATTGGTTTTGTACTTAAAAAAGCATTTAAAATGGGTGCTGTTGGTGCTCGTTTATTTGGTGCTGCGCTTGTAAATGCTATTCCCTTAATCGGGCAGATCATCTTTATAGTTGGTCTTGCAGTGGAGGCTTTGGGCAAGCTATTTAAAGCATTAACAAGACCTACAAAAGCCGAAGCACAGCTTGCAGAGATTACAGAGAAGTTAAAAGGCAAGACAGAGCAATTAGCAGAAACAAATGAAAAATTAGCAGACGGTTTTCAAAAAATAGAACTAAATCGCATAGTTCGAGAAGGAGGAGAATTAACTGACGAAATGTTTGATCAAGCAGTAGCTGTCGGGGACGCGAGAGCTGAAGTCAGAGCGTATGCAAATGAGCTTGCAGTAGCTGCGGGTGTTCTTGATGAGTTCTCAGCGTCTGTGGGCAATCTTGCAGACGAACTTGCAGAACGCGAGAATGAAGGCGGTGTGCTGGCAGTTTTATCCAACTTTACAGGGGATATTGTAGAAGGTACTGGTGACTTCTTTAAAGATTTGGGAAAAGGAATTGTAAATCTTGGTAAAGGAGCAGTAGAGGAGATAGAAAACGCAGGTAAAGTAATTTATGAAGAAACTGGATCAGCAAGTAGATTTCTGATAGGCTTGTTTGGAGGAGAGGAGGCCCTACAAGCCCTGGATATGGCGGGTGTAAAAGCCACCATGAAAACCTTTAGAGAAGAGACTATTGGTAATTTTGAAAAAATTAAAGAGACTTTAGACGATGCAGAGATTGCCTCACTAGTTGAGAATGTTTTCGCCGGTCAGTCTTTAGAAGAGTATATAGATGCTCAGCTAAAGACTGTTGATTTGACAGGAACTCAAGAACAAGCCAATATACAGCTTGAAAAAGTAATGAAACGTGTTCAAGCATCAATTTCTGGAGCAGCTAAAGAACTTCAAAAGCAATCTGACTCAATAAATAAATTTGACGAAAACGTAAAAGATGCATCAGCAGCTCTTCGAGCTTTTGCGGTAAAAGCAAAAGAATCAAATAAATTTACGGTTTTAGGAGAGAACTTACAGCTAGTAACTAATGCAGTAAATGCCTTAAGAGATACTGCAAAGGCATCGGAAGGTGAGTTTACTTTCGCACAACTACTAGAGGAACAAGTACTTGCAGGAAATATAAAATTAGAGGAGTTTGGTACAACACTCAAGGAAGTTGTAGCTAACGTCGATGCAGGTAAAGATCCTTTTGAGGGATTAGGAGGAGCAATAGCCAACGCTGCAGACCAATTAATGAATGGGAAAGCAAAATTAGAAGAATTTAAAGCAGAACTGAAAACTCTACAGGCAGTAGCAAAACAAACAAAAGACTTAGATACATTTAGTCGTAGCATGAAAAACTTTGATAAATTTGGAAGTTTTGGACTCACTGGTAAAGACAAGTTTGAGAACGCGATTCCTGATTTTGAGAAAAGACTTGCGATGATTAATAAAGAAGAAGAGATTAAAAATAACATTGCTAAACAGCAAGCAGATATGAATTTAGCTAGCCTTGAAGTTCTTAGACTTCAGAATCTAGGTAATGCGGATATCCTGACGCAGATTCAAAAGCAGAAGGATGGAATAATTGCTCAGCGCGATGCTCAAATTGAACTTAATAAGGCTAAAGGTGATCAAGCAACAATTGATGCTGGATTTGACTTCCAAAGAGGAGAAGACGCTAGAGTTGCAGAGACTTTAAGTGCCGCCGGTACAGGCGATACTGTATACGATCGAGTAGAAAGCTTCCAAAAAGCTGGAGGTATGGATGCTTTGGAGAAAAAAGATGCTGATGGTATAGTAAGTGCGGGTTCGGGCCTACAAAAGACAAGAGACCAACTCACTGCAATGAATGAGATGATTGGGCCTCAAATAGAAAGTCTTAAAAAGCTAGGGCCAGAAGGAGAACTAGTTGCTGCAGTAACAGAAGGGTCTTTTGTAATAGGCGATGCCTTCTTAGCGATGTCTCAAAAACTTGAAAAAGCAGGTACAGGTATGGAAAAAGGTGCTGCTATGGCGGCGTTTGCAGGTCAAATGATTGGTCAAGTTAATAGTATGCTCGCAGCCCAGTCAAAAGCAAAAATTGCAAACATAGATAAAGAAATTTCAGCAGAAAAGGCCCGAGACGGTAAGTCTCAAGCCAGTGTAGCCAAGCTCGAAGCAATGGAAAAGAAGAAAGTGGCGATGAAGCGTAAGGCTTTTGAAACAAACAAGAAAATGCAGCTTGCTCAAACTCTTATTTCTACTGCATCAGCTGTTATGTCTGTAATGGACGATGTGTCCCCACCGTATAACTTTGTACTAGCTGGACTGGTTGCAGCATTGGGTGCTAAGCAGATGGCTCTGATTAATTCAACATCTTTCCAAGGCGGAGCAGGCTCCGCAGATCCAGGACCTTCAAAGATATCTTTAGGTTCACGTAAAAATACGGTGGATCTTGCGAAAGGCAATAATGCAGGTGGTGAACTGGGGTATGCAAGAGGGGAGCAAGGTGTAGGTAAGGGGATGACAAGCTTTAGGCCTGCCTTCGCGGGAGCAAAACATAGAGCTGGTGGTGGTTATGTAGTAGGAGAGCAAGGCCCCGAGGTGTTTATGCCTGAGGTTCCTGGAAATATAATCCCTGCAGGACAAGGTGTGGGCGGAACTACAAATGTAAATTTCTCAATTAATGCAGTAGACACAGCAGGTGTGGAAGAGTTGTTGTCAGTACAAAGAGGTAATATAATATCAATGATTAGAGAAGCAGCAAATGAGCACGGAGAATTTTTCTTAGAGAACATAGATACTGAGGCTTACGGAGTATAATAATGGCAATAACATATCAAAATACACTACCAGATCCTAATAATCCTATTAATGATGTAGGCCGTGCCGCTGCAGGTAGTGTCGGTCCTGGGTATAAAAGCGTCAAACTTTCGTCAAAATCTCAGATAATGAAAAACCGTACGAACTCTGGACGTCTTATTGCTCGCTCTCACGGATCACATACATGGGAGATTAATATTACTTACAATCCTATGACTCGTGCAGAATTTGAGCCAATTTATAACTTTTTATTGCAGAGACGAGGGGGTATGGATCCTTTCTATGTATCCCTGCCTCAGTATGTGGCTCCTCAAGACAGCACCTTCGCTACTCATGTAGCCTCTAATACTGTTGAAACTAATGGCGAAGTAGCTAAATGTATACAAGGTAATACTTATATAATAGAGTCTTTAGGGTATGGAGCAAACTGGACTAGTATAGGGGCTGCCTCCGAAACTGTCGGAGAGGTTTTTACTAAAAATGGTGTTACTGTTACGGGTTATGGCTCAGTTGACCTTGCTGCAGGCACTACTTCAATGATGCTTGATGGAATTGGTTCAGGTGATGGAGATCCTCGCCCCGGAGACTTATTCACAATCACAGACACCGACGACTCTAACCACACAAAAGCGTATATGGTTACTCAGGTAGAAAAGAACGGCACAGCAGACGTAGATTATGATAGTCTTGAGCCTGACGACGATGAACGCATCATACATTTTATACCTCCTTTAGCAAAAAGGGTAAACAATAATGCGGATGTTATTTTTCATAACCCCAAAATTCGTGTAATTTTATCTAGTGATGTACAAGAATACTCCTTAGGTGTGGATGGTTTGTATCAATTTTCTTTAAAGCTTGAGGAGGCTCAGCCCTAATGCCCATTCGTAATTTACATGCAGACCTTAAAACATGGCTCAAAAACAATAATGAGTTCACGTACGCACATCTTGTAAAATTTGAGAAACCTGCCGCCTTTGTTCTAGAAGGTGGAGGCTCTTCGATGAAGGCCAATACGTATACGTATATTACAGACTCGTCTTATGATATAATGTACAATGATGGCAGCTCAGACGCAGACGGAAATGCAAACGGTACTCAGAATTATGTGGCGAATAAACTTATCAGCGTTGGGAGCGCCTCAGAAACGACTGAAGCAAAAGCCACGTCTCTAGCTATAAATATCGATTCAACAGCTCTTGGGTCGATATCCCAACTAGGTAGTGTTACTATAACCGCTACAGAGGTTCAGACAGATACTGATTTAGTAGCTGCAGGTTTTAGAGAGGGGGATACTTTAAAATTTGTAAGTACTGATAGTGGTCTTAATGGTAAGACTATTACTGTTTCAAACTTCAAAAGTGATGGAAAAACTATTGTCTATCCAGATGGAGGCTTAACAACAGGTACGATTTCAGGCTCTCATCAACTCCAACTCAATTCAGAAATACTAAAAGCCCTTACTTTCAATAAAGACAGTACTACTAGTTTTACTACTTATATGAATAGAGAGGTCTTTATATATAAAGCTATAATTGACCCCTCACAAGGTAGTATTATAGGCGACCCTATTCTACTCTTTAAAGGCTTTATACAGTCTGGTAGTATAAAGGACGATCCCACTAGGGCCTCTAAGCTGACGTGGTCTTTAACTAGTCATTGGGGCGATTTTACGCGTGTAGCGGGACGGCTTACACAAGATGACGATCACCGAGCGCTCAATGGCGGAGGTATTCCCGATCTTAAAGCTCTTCGTCGTCCAGAGTATTCTTCTGATTTTGGATTTGTACATGCCGATACTGCCATTAATATGATGGCCACTTATAACGTGATAGAAAAAGGTTATAAGATGGCCGATGTAAATGGTGGTTGGTTCGGAGGTAAAAGATTACGGGAGACAGAAACAACAGTTCAAAAAAGAACTCAATTAGACTTTAATCTAAGTCCTAAATATTTACCAGTAATCTATGGCGTCAATAAAGTAGATGCTATACCTATTTTTGCAGATACTGACAATACTGACAACCAGAAAGTCTGGGTGGCTTATGCACTAGCCGAGGGGCGAGTATCTTCCTTGTATGATGTTTATTTTGGCGGATTGGGTACAATCTGCTTAGATAAAACCGACGAAGATACTCGTGATACTACTGACGACGCAGTAGATGTCCCCTGTAAAGGTAGAATGGATCGCGGAGACGTACTAAACACTACTACTACCCTGACGTCCGATATAGGCATAGCCGAGGCCGAGGCAGTTATAGAAAACTTTGAAAATGACGGAGCTAAAGTATTTGCTTTAGGAGGTGTAGACCCCGATCTATACCACACGTCTTTAGACGTAGTTAGATATACCTCAGACTGGGAAACTTCTGGATCGGCTGAAGTAGGAAATACTGGACTTCTTCATGGACAGGGTCATCGAATTAGGGACCCTCTTCTCACAGATATAACTTTCCATGCGGGTACTCCCTCTCAAGCAGCAAATGGAGATATGGTTAAGAAAGCAGCTGCCGAAGAGTTTAAAATACAAAACGACTATTATAGCAATCCCGATAAAAAAGCATATTGGACAAGAAACCATAGATTGTTAGATACTGCATATGTTGTAGCACAGTATAATCTAGGTTTTTCCTCAAGCCTCCCCGAGCTAGACTTCATAGTTAGAGGTAAAGGGGTAGAGTGTTATAATTATGATAGGTCTTATGATAAAGACCACACAAAAACTAGCGCTGCTTATACAAACTTTACTCTAGGTAAAGCAGTTACTTTAAAGAAAACTTCGGACAACTCCACCATTAGTACTGCGACTATTATAGATACGTGGAGCTATTATGAGGATGATGGGGCGTCTCTTAAATATCGTATCAGAACTGACTACGATTCAGATATAACTGACCGTTTTTATATAGAAGATGGCAGTGGGAATAAGTGGTATATGCTTCCTCAAACTATTGCGGAGGAAACTGGAACCTGCCAAACCCTTCCATCAGGGGATGTAAATGTTGCAGAGTCAAATGCTAGTTATGCTGCAGGTAGTTATGAAAGAGTGAATTTAGATGTAACCGCAACAGGCGCGGATCTTTCATTATTCAATGCTTGTGCGGGTATGACAAAGGTAGTAAATGTTGGCCCAGACGGTACTTATAATTGGTCTTATTTAGCTTATAACTCAACTAATCATCAGTTTACTTCTTATAATGCCTTCGAGAGTATAGACGATAACTTCGACGGTACTCCTGTTACGTTCAGAGATCTTATAATATTAGCTTCCAGTGCTAATAGCGGGGATGGTTACTATAATGGTGCAAGAATTAAAGTCACTCGAACAGATAGTAATGGCGTCCCTTTCAATCAGTACGGCACTATAGAAAGTTATGACGGTACTAATAAAATAGCTAAAGTTAGGTATGGTTGGCACCCCGATTATATACCTGCCACCGGCGATAAATATACTATAACTTTTGCAGAAGATTCTAGGGTAAGTATTAACCCTGCGATGCAGTTATTAGATTATTTAAAAAGTCCTGTCTACGGCAGGGGCTTAACTGAGGACGAGCTAGATATTGAGAGCTTCAAACAAGCTGCTAGGGATTGTGACTCACGCTCAGACATAACCGTGGTAACACCTACTGCTACAGCTATCGACTCTGATGATGTAGATGATATATATAAGTATGAGAACGCAGATGGTGTATTACTTTTTCAAGGAAAAGTCAAGTCTGTAACAACCAGAGCTGTAACAGCTAGTATTAGCTATAAAGAGATTGTTTTTACTGATGTTATTGGAAAGTTGGGCGCTAAGTACAATAGTTGGCGAGTTTATGATCCAAAAACCCTTATATGGAAAAACGATGGCACTATTTGGATCACCCCCGATAAAACAGCAGCGTATGTTACGACTTGGGCTTTTGATTCTACAGACAGTGATGTGGTTGGAACTGAATCTGATGTAATTTTACTACCTGCCCACGGGCTTGTCGACGGCGAGGCAGTAAAGTATACCATTCCCGGTGGGAGCGCAATACCAGGTTTAACCGCAGATACCACTTATTATGTTATGCGTGTGAATGATAATGTTATTCAACTAGCGGCTACTTCCGTCGAGGCCTTAAAAGGCTACCCAACTGGCACGCCAGTCAATATAACAGGCTTGGGTACAGGATCAGGGTCCAACGCGATTCACTCCCTCACTAGCACTGCCACAGCGGAAACATCCTTAGCTTTAGCTAAAGTCTCGGGATCCGGTCCCAGCTCTCTGCCGCTAGATATTGCACTAAAGTCTCAGAATGGCAACCCTATCGTTAAATCATGGACCCCTACTCTCGGCGTTTACGGGTCTTTTGTTGGGTCTGGTTATAGTTTGTATGACTCTGATGATGTAAAATATTGGAGATATATGGGGTGGGACTCTAACGACCAAAGAAATGTTACCCGCCATCAAATGAATCATGTTGTAGCGACTTCAAACCCGGTATTTGATAACATTAATCTAATGCTTAAACAGTTTAATGGTGTTTTACGGTATCAGGCAGGAAAATATCAATTAGTTATTAAAGGACAAGCGCCGGCATTGGCGGATGTTGATGAGGACGTAGAGGTAATTACTAATGAAGATATTATTGGTGAGATTAACGTTCAAGATAAAGGCTCTAAAAGATCTTATAATTCAATAAGTACTAATATTAAAGACCCTCATAATAAGTTCGAGGCTCGTGCTATAAATTTCTTTAATTCCACTTATTTGAAAGAAGATAAAAATGTACCTAGAAAAGGTAATTATGGGCTTCCTGGCATCACAAACTACTATAATGGTAGAATAAATATTAAGCAACACCTTGACGAATCTAGGTATGGTTTAGATATAACCTTTAAGATGATGCCAAAAGGCATCCTCCTTTTGGCAGGTAATATCATAAGAATGACTTATGATAGATTCGGCTGGACGAATAAACTTTTTAGAATAAGCTCTCTAACGTTCAACCCTGACTGCACCATTACAGTTAATGCTAAAGAGCATAACGATGATGCATACTTAGTGGAGCCTGTTTCAAAGTCGGGCTATGCAGGGGGGACTGAGGGGGCTCAGACTGCTAGAACAACTCCAGGGTCTCCAGGCACCTTGAATACAACTACTAACGGTGTAGGTGCCGTTGTTTTAACTTGGACAAATAATGCAAACTTTACTGATAACTGGTCTACAGAAGTATGGAGATCTGCTACTACTCCTGTATCTTCTTCTGTTGTTGCCAATGCAACATTAGTTGCAAATGTAGGCAACGCTCAAACTTATACTTCAACAGTGTCACAAACTGCGGACACAACACAGTATTACTGGATACGTCACGTTGTAAAGACTTCTGTTCATCAAGAAGGAGGTGTTTTACTAGTCTCTAAAGATGTACCTTCCGTGTTTAGTCCCAATGACTTAGCAGGTAAGGCAGGGATTGCTACAGTTCCACAGGACGGTAGTTCTGTAACTATTATTGGTCATGTTACCTCTGTTGGAGGAGATGCGCAAGCTACTCTTGATGGTGCCTTTGGCGTCACAGCAGGGACTCCCCAAGGTAGCGGAGTAATTGCCGATGATACAGGGCACTTATGGGTATATGATGGTACAGATTGGATTGACGTAGGGCAGTTTCAAGGTGATGATGGCCCTACTGGTCCCACAGGTGGTACAGGTGTACGAGGTCCTTCTGGCCATACAGGTCGTACAGGCCCTGAGGGTGGTACCGGCCCTAGAGGTGTTGATGGTCCTACTGGTCCTACTGGCTATACAGGTGATTTAGGTCGTACAGGTATACAAGGTGATGATGGTCCTACTGGTCCTACTGGCTATACAGGTGAGTTAGGTCGTACAGGTGTACAAGGTGATGATGGCCCTACTGGCCCTACTGGCTATACAGGTGATTTAGGTCGTACAGGTGTACAAGGTGATGATGGTCCTACTGGTCCTACTGGCTATACAGGTGATTTAGGTCGTACAGGTGTACAAGGTGATGAT